TCGGTTCCTACAGTATGCCGGTGGAATATGTTAGTCGAAAAATGCCGGTGAATTGTGGTTTAGTGTGGGGAATAACACGCGGCCCCGGACAAGATGGATCTTGCCATCCACCACACCGAAAAACTGGCGGATATGGTGGCGGCGGAATTCGAGATCGAACCCATGAGCGCGGACGGCATGACGGCCTTCGTCGCCGCCGTGCATGAGCGGCTGGAGGTCATGCGCCGGACGATATCCATGATGGCCTTACCGATCACCTGGGCGGATCAAGCGCACAATCTGATCGCGGGGATAAAAGGCGATCTGGCAATCCTGATGACCGGAAACTCGGCCTATGCAAACGCCTTGCGCTCTCTGATCAACGCCTTGGGTAAAGGCGCGGACGATAGCGATTTCCCCGATACGGCCAGACCCCGCGTGGCGTCTCGCATCGCCAGCATGACGACGGTGGATAGCAGCGTCACGATTTTCGGGTCCGGCTGCCACGGATGGCGCGATGCGGCGTAACTTACTGGCTGAATCGGCCCTGCGCGAACGCCTATTGGTTACGGCAGCATCCCGCGTGGCCATAACCAACTATCGGGCCGAGGTAGATAGGGATGCAGCGCTGGACAGCGTACTGACCGCGCTGGATAGCCTGTACCGGAACTTCCCGATCCCCTATTTCAGACCCCCGTGGATGCGCGTACTGCCCTAATCGACGCCTTACTAACGCAAGATTTGCAACCCGCGGCTTATCGGGACATCACCTCGCCGCTGCCCGCTACCCTGCTGGCGCATCGGATGGGTGTCGACGAAGCGGTATTCCTGGCCCGTAATGCCGTGCGCCATCCGCTATTCGTGGTGGGGAGGGTGTATGGGTGAATGGGTGAATGGGAAATTATCGAAACCGATACGGACGGATGTACACATTAGTCCCGCGCCCAGGCTTTAAGAATATCTTTCAAGTAGTTCGGTACAGGTTGCATTGGAACCTCCCCTATGGTTTTGGTTTAACAAATGAGCCTGTCTACCAATATACCATAGGGGGCGTTCCATCCTTGGGGGAGATGAGAAGGTAGTGAATGAAAATGGATGAACGCATGGAGCTTCGATTCGACGGTAAGCGCTACGGCCACTGGCAACGGGTGGATATTCGGGAATCGGTAGATGATCTGTGCGCTGGGGTGAGCCTGGGTATTACCCGGCCCGGTACTGGAGATTCACTGGGCATGACGCCCAACACGGTTATCGATGTCTTGATCGGCGATGCCTTGGTAACCAGGGTTCGCCCGGATAGCATTCGACGCCAGGTAGACGCGGGTAGTCATTCGATCCGTATCGAGGCGCGTTCCATGGTGCGGGAACTGGTGGATTGTCAGTATTCCATCACGCTATCCGGTCATCAACGTTGGATGAGATTGTGAAGCGGCTTTGTAGCGCCTTCGAAGTGCCTGTGAAGGTCGATTCAGAGACCTTTATCGTGCCGGATTTTTCCATGCAATGCGAACCGCCCGCGGGTGCCCTGATCAATGCCGCACGTTCCGCCAATTTGTTGCTTTATCCCTTGGACGGTGGCCTGGTATTGACGTCGCCAAGCGACGCCGCGCCCGTGGCGACCCTGGAATACGGGAAGCATATCAAGCGCTACCAAGTGGTGGATGAGTTCAAGCTACGCCATTCGGATTATCTCGTAAAAAGCTACGATTACCTATCCGATGAGGCCCTTTCCGGCGCGGCCAAGGACGCCGGGATCGAGTTCTTCCGCCCCATGCACGTAGTGGTTGATCGGCATGGTTACGGATTAGGCGGATGCGGTCGACGGGCAACCCTGGAACGTGATCGGCGGTTGGCCCGCGCCCATCGGCTCGACCTGGAGGTCGTGGCATGGGAAAGGTCGGATGGACAACCATGGGCAATCAATACCAACGTGCGGGTCGTTATCCCGGATGAAGGCATCGACGGTGTATTTTTGATCGGTGAACGCGCCTATCGCTTGGATAGCAAAAACGGAAGAACAACCCATTTGCAGGTAATGCACCGAGACGCCTTCAGCGGGGGGAAACGCTAGCATGTTAAGGCAGTTATGGGTACGCATGCAGCTACTTGTCGCCGTCGGTCGCGGTCTACTGATCCGGTCGGATAAGGTGCAGGCGCGTATTTTATCGGATGAAGTACTTACCAATATTGATCGGGTAGAACCCTACGGGTATTCCTATCGCCCGAAGCCCGGCTGCCAGACCTATTTGTTGTTTCCGTCCGGCGATAGATCGCATGGAGTTGCCATCGTGATAGGGGATAGGCGTTACCAAATGGAACTGGCGGAAAGCGAAGTGGCCATCCATGACCATGCGGGTAATCACGTGCATCTTCAGCGCGGCGGCGTTATTGAGGCGAAAGCGGCCACGAAGGTGATAGCCGATACCCCGCTTTTCGAAACCACCGGCCATGCGAAAATCGCTGGCGACTTGGAAGTCGCGGGCGATACTCTGCTAAAGGGAGACACGCTGGTGGAAGGCAGCACCACCTCAAATGGCGGTTACTACGGCGTGAATGGCGGGGCGGCCACCATGCAAGGTGGGTTGCAGGTAACCGGCACCTTTACGGTGAATGATAAGAACGTGAGCGATACCCATACCCATACCAGCAACGGGCAATGGGTACAGACCACGGGAGTCGATTGATGTGCTGAAGTTGATACAAACGGACTGTGGCGTATTCGATCTTGCATCCGACGACGCCATGGATGACGCCAATGCCGCTGCCGCCACCTTGATCTTCGCGGCATTGTTCACAGACGCCGAGTCGCCCACCAGTCGGGTGACGGATAGCTATGATCGGCGTGGTTGGTGGGCCGACGCCGAGGCGGGAACCGGCCTGTGGCATGTGCGCCGCCAACCGCTCGATGACGCGGCCCGACGCGAAGCGCTGGAGTCGGTAGCGTACGGCCTTGGTTGAGCGGACACCCGCCTTGACCGATATCGAAGTGAGAGAGGTCATACCCGAGGAACCCGCAGGAAATATTTCCGGCGTACTGATGGAGATCCAAGGCTTGCATAATGGCAGAAGGTTTATTGTGAGTTCACCCCTTTGACTGTCTACCAAAGACCGAATTACGAAACGCTGCGAGATCGCATCGATGCCGATCTGAGCTCGGTGCCGTCCGTCTTACGTGGACCGCTCGCGGCCTCTTGGGCGAGGGCGTGTCATGGTCAACACGGCTATCTTGAATGGGTAGACGCGCAATGCTCCCCCCTTACCTGTGAATTGGAGCGGCTCTACGATTGGGCCGCCCTTATGGCGTCGATAGATTGGTCGCTACCGCTGCTGCCGGGGAGGTATCGGCTACCGGCGTCAATGGCACCCAGCTCTTGGCGGAGACCCTACTACGCGGACCCAATGGGTTGGACTACGAGATATTGACCGTTGTCGCGCTGGGTGACGGTGATACGCCGGTATCGGTGCGCTGCGTGGATACGGGTAGCAATGGCAACCTGATCGAGGGGCAAACCCTGACGTTAATCGACCCGGTTCCCGGTTGCGATAACACCATGACCGTCGGCGCTAGCGGACTCACGGGTGGGGCGGAAGAAGAATCGGTGGATGACTGGAGAATCCGCGTAGCCGATGAATGGAACGTAGTCGTGACAAGAGGGGCCAGATCCGACAAACCGGATGACTTCCGGTTTTGGGCACAGAGCGCTCACCCTTCGGTAACCTCGGCATTGATTCAAATGCATGTCTTTGGACTGGGTACGGTGGTAGTACGCCCATCTGTAACGATCTAACGGATCGCCTGCCAACTTCAGCGGTGCTGGATGCGATTTCCGACTATCTGATAAATGTCTCTCCGGCAACCGCCGATTGGCGGGTGCATTCCCCGATAAAACGGGCCGTGACGGTGGAAATAGACCTATTGCCAGGTTATGACACCGAAGCCAACTGGACGGCCATCGAGAGCGCCGTCGGCGCTACCGTACTGGACGAAGTGAGTGAAGATTCATTACTGACCGTGGCCGAGATCGATACGGCCATCGCTACCGTAACCAGTCAGTACATCCTTATTGCGCCCACCGGGAATATCTCAGTCGAGGCAGGCGAAGTGCTGGTGCTGGAGCCGATTATCTGGTCATGAAAATAACGCCCCATACCGCCCGCGAATACGCCGACGCTATCCGCGCCCTATTACCACCTGGTAAGGCCTGGGAATGGCCGGAAGGTGGCTTAGGTGATTCATTGCTGTTAGGCACCGCGGAGGAACTAGCTCGCGTAGATGCCGCTACGCAAGGGGTGCTGGATAACGCCATCGAAATCCACAGGCCTATGGAGAGTAGCTGGCACATCAGCGAATACCAACGCGTAGCCGAAGAAGCGTTGATGAATGATAACCCGGAGATTACCTCCCCAGGTGATTTTGTGCAGATAGCGCACCTATTCGGGCCTGCCCGCATTGGTAGTCACATCGGCGACCGCTTGTGGGGTACCCGTAGCCGCTATGTGCTGTTGGTTTGCTATGACCCTTCTGAGGTCGATCCGGCTCCGCTGCTCGAAGCCCTAGAAGGTTTCAAGCAAGCGCATGTTTTCTTATGGCCGGAAACGCTGTAAGCGCAGGATAATATTTATGCACCGTATTGATGGAGACGGACACGTTGATAACCTGTTCGTATCCGAAGATCCGAATATCAGCCAACCGCCCACGGAGATTACCGCGGATATCATGAACGCCCTCCAAGAGGAACTGGCTACGTTTGTCGAGTGGTCCGGCCTGACTTTGGATAAGTTGGATAACACCCAACTGAAACAGGCGTTGCTGGCCAAGTTTCTCGAGGTAGATGTAGGGGCGACCAAGGCCGGGATACAGGCTCAGACCTACACGGATTTTACGACCACTGGGACATCCGGGGCTTTTCTTCTCAGTCCGAATCCGATGATTACCGGCTACGTCTCCGGGCAACGGTTTCGCGTACGATTCCATGTCGCCGGGAATGGATCGGACACCATCAATATCGACGGGCTTGGTCCAAAGAGCATCAAGCAGTACGACTGCACCGGGGCGAAGGTCGCGCCGGTAATTACTGCCGGGCAACGGGCCGATATCGAGTACGACGGCACGGATATGCTGATGGTCGATCCGTTGCCGCAGATCATCCCGAGCGCACTTCCTGTCGGCTCGATTCTGTTCGTGCCAATGTCTTATGCGCCATCGCTCTTCCTGAAGGCGAACGGCGCTGCCTTGTCTACTAGTGCTTATCCTGAACTATTTGCCGTCATCGGATATACGTTTGGTGGCAGTGGCGGCACTTTTTATCTACCGGATCTGCGCGGGGAGTTTATTCGAGGCCTGGACGATGGGCGGGGCGTTGATGGTGGGCGTAGTTTAGGTAGTTACCAAAGCTCGCAGAATCTTAGCCACGCGCACACGGTATATCTCTCGGAAGCCGTGTTTTCTGGGGGGCCGACAGGCAACAACGTTACCAACAATAGATCGATTTGGACGGATCTCAATCTCACCAGCAGCTATTCCGGCGGAAATGAAGCCAGGCCGCGCAACATAGCGCTGTTAGCACTCATCAAATACAAATGAAATCATGAACTCGCTTAGAGTCTATTCCTTTCACCCGGACACCAAAGAATATCTCCCACAAGTTGGGGAGTTTGATCCGGAAACCGGCCGGAGAGTTCTTTCAATACGCTGATCTATCCCCAGCGGAAAAAGAACAGGGAAAAGAAGAATGGCTGATGCCAGCTCATGCGACCCGTGTTCCACCACCCAAAACCGGAAAGCACCGTGTAGCGGTATTTGTCGGAAACGGGTGGGTAGTAGAACCGGATTTTCGAGGAGAAACCGTACATAAAACTGACGATAGTTCCCCATTGATTATTCGTGAAATCGGGCCTTTACCAAAAGGCGTAACCGATATTCCAAGACCGTCCGAGTTTCATTACTGGAGGGGAAACAAGTGGCACTTGGATAAGAAGGCGGCCATAAGCTACAAGGAACGGAAAATTCTCGAAGAGCGGGATCAGCGCCTGGAAACGAGCGGTTTTAAAGTTGGGGAGTATTGGTTCTATTCTGATCGGGACAATCGAGGGGATATCCGAGACTACTTCAACGCGCTTGAATCATATGATCCAGATGATATCCATGCCACCTTGGTTCAAGGTGGCATCTCCTGGTCCCTGATGGACGGCTCCAGCATAGATATTACGCCGTTGTTTCTATACACCATGTATCCGGCTATGTTGCTTTCGAGAAAAAAGATTTTTGATATTTCAAAACAACACATGAAAGCGCTCCGAAAAAGCAAAGACCCGCTGAATTACGACTACTCCAGCGGATGGCCGAAGACCTATGAAGGAGAGATGAAGTGGAAATGAATCATCTGACGAAAGACAATTACGCGAGAGGACGAGAGTACGTCCGCAGCGGAGACGTTTTCGTTTGGACCGGCAACCGACTTATTCAACGGATCATACAAAGGCGAATGAAAGGGCGCTGGTACCACGTGGGCGCTGCCTGGGTTGCCAACAAGCGGGTCTTGATATTAGAAGCGAGGCTCAAGGGTGGAGTGATTATCTCCCCATTATCCAGACGGCTCGATTGCTACCACGTGCCATCCGGGGTCGAATGGACCAAGGAAAAAGATGAATTCGCCTTTAGTCACATAGGTGACCCTTACAGCATAACCGACGCTCTCTTGACTGGGCTTAGGCTGGATACCTTCATGCCAGGCTACCATTGCTTGGAATTCGTGCGGGACCTACTGAACATACCGGACGCTAACACGCTAGTTGATGTAGTGGAATGGGCGCAAGGGAATTACCAAAAGATGCTGCAGGTAAACTGATGCTATATTCACTGTCCGGGAATCAACCGGTTATAGCCGTATATCCCCCATCCGAGAATCAACCATAAATCATCCGAAAATCAACGCCGCTCTACTCGAAGGCAAATTGCGGAAGGCGAAATCTTGTCTGATAACAGCCGATGCATCCAGGAAATAACGTTCACTTTGCCAGTAACCTTCCAAATACGTGCCATCCGGCAAATCGAGTACTTCCGGATAGAACTTGAAGGCCCTTTCTCGAAACACTTGCCGATAACTTCCCAATCCGAATCGTCTGAGTAGACGGGAAATCCTTTTTTTCCGGCTTAGCGGCGGTAAACTCTTCGGGTCGGCATCAGTTGTTTGCAGAGCGAATCGATGCAAACCATAGTTGCGTAGCTTGTAGTCGTCAAAGGCGCGCCGGTCGATTGCCAGTGGCACACCGCGCCGTAACGAAAGCGCGCGTCCGGCTGCGTACTGGAACATTTGATTACCGAGACCACCAATAAGAGTATTTTCTAATTTAAAAATGATACTGAAATAAGCAGGGAGGTAAGTTGGAATTCAAGTATTGGTTGTCCACTTCTCCTCCCCCAAGTTGTGACTACCGTGTTCAAGTGGAAATA